CAACCGCCTACTTTGTTGTATAGTTAACACAATTACAGAGGTGATTTATCCGTGAGACTTCAACCTTCAGACGACGAAGCAATGATGCTCAAGCAGATCGGGAAGCAGTACCCTGCTTTCCCCGAGATGTTAGACCGTCTGCGCTCTGCCGAGCTGGAGGCAATGGCTAACGGCACCCAAGAACACTTCAGCACCTATAAAGGCCGGGTGCAGTGTCTGACCGAACTTCGGCAGCTCGTACGGTCTTAACTCCTTAGCAGAAAGCAAGGTTCAAAATGGCATTACCAACTCAACTCCAAGAGCAGATCGACAACGCGAAAGCAATCGCGGAGCAATACTACGGCCCCAAAGAAGAGTCTTCTACAGAAGAAGTTTCTGAGGAAACCGCCGAAAGCTCACAAGAAAGCGAACCGACTGAGTCAGAACCTCAAGAAGTTGCATCCCAGAACGAAACTCCAGCCACTACAGCTGGGGACGAGAACAATGAGACGTACGCTCAGCGTTGGCGCTCGCTCCAAGGTGTCTATAACGCGCAAAAGCGCCAGTTAGATGAGACCACGAGCCGGTTGTCCAACATGGAGCAGTTAGTCGCTCAAATGCAGGCTGCACCTGTGGCGGAGTATCAACGCCCCTCCCATGTGACAGACAAAGACGTGACCGAATACGGGGAAGATATGGTCGAGTTCGCTCGCCGTGTCACTCGCGAAGAGGTTGTGCCTTTGGCTGAAGCAGTGCAGCAGCTGATGGGCCGTATTGACCAGCTTCAAGGTGTCGTACCTGTCGTGCAGAAAGTCGCACACCAACAGGCACAAAACACCCACCAGCAGTTTTACGCCGCATTGACCGCTCGTGTACCCGATTGGCAGACGGTAAATGAGAACGCAAAGTTTCACGACTGGCTTCTCTCTGCTGACCCCTTGTCAGGGCTCCAGCGGCAAACCCTTCTGACCGACGCACACGACAACCTCGACCTCGCCCGCGTAGTGAGCATTTTCGAGATGTGGAAGCGCGAGAACGGAATTGCACCCGCTCAAAAGCAGGCAGCAAAATCTTCAAACATCAGTAAATTGGAACGGCAAATCGCCCCCGGTCGTGCTACCGGAACGACACCACCGACCCAAGCCGAGGCGAAACAGTGGACTCGTACCGAGATCGCTGCTTTCTTCAAGGACAAGATGGATGGCAAGTACAAAGGCCGTGAAGACGAAGCCCGCCGCTTAGAGAGTGACATCTTTTTGGCCCAGCGAGAGGGACGCGTTGTCCTGAACGCAGCTTAACTTTTCTTTTTGATTTAGGAGTCCATCATGGCTTTTCCAGTCGCCGCAGGCGGTGCCGCATACAGCGGTAATTTTATCCCCGAGATTTGGTCAGCAAAGCTGATCGAAAACTTCTACGACGCCACCGTCTTAGCAGCTATCTCTAACACCGACTACGAAGGTGAAATCAAGTCTATGGGTGACACGGTTAACATCCGTACCACTCCCGACTTGACCATCCGTTCATACGAGAAGGGTATGACCCTGACCGTTGAGCGTCCTGACAAACCAAAAATCCAGTTGGTCATCGACCAAGGCGAGTACTTCGCTGCGATCGAAGACGATGTGGATAAAGTCCAGTCTGACATCAACTTGATGGACACTTGGGCCAAGGACGCATCTGAGAAGATGAAGATCAAGATTGACCAGAACGTTTTGGTTGGTATGTTGCCCGGCGTGGCAGCTGTCAACAAAGGCGCTACCGCTGGCCGTATCTCTGGTGACATCAACTTGGGTACCGCAGTCGCTCCTCTCGCCGTCGACAAGACCAACGTGTTGGACTTGATCGTCGACATGGGCACTGTGTTGGACGAAGCCAACGCACCTGAAGCTGGTCGCTTCTTGGTTGTTCCCGCCAAGTTCGCTGGTTTGGTTAAGAAGTCAGACTTGAAGGATGCTTCAATCTCTGGCGACGGCACCTCAATCCTGCGTAACGGTCGCTTGGGCATGATCGACCGCTTCACTGTGTATGTGAGCCACAACTTGAACGTCAACGGCGGTGTCTTCGACATCATCGGTGGCCACAAGATGGGCTTGACATTTGCATCACAGATGACCGAGATGGAAAGCATCCGTGCTGAAACCACTTTCGGTAACATCATCCGTGGCTTGCAAGTGTATGGCTACAAAGTGACTAAGGGCGAAGCTCTGACAGCCGCCTCAATCACTCTGTGATGAAGTGGGGGGCTTCGGCCCCCCTTTTGACCGGAGCGCTTCGTGATAACTGCTAAGCAGAACATGGCCGTAGTCGTTCGGCTGACGCGAGATTGGAATCTTGGCCCGACCCGCACGTCTATTGACCCGCGAGCTAACGGCGCGTACTGGTCTAAGATCGCAAAGGCGTGGGGAATTCCTGAGAAGGAAGCCCGCCGCCGTTTCTGCGCCAACTGTGAGTACTACGATAACACCCCCGAGAAGCTGGCTGAGATGGAGGCTGTGCCTCTGAACGAGCTAGATCAGGATGGCGGTGGACGTGGCTGGTGCCACAAATTTGATTTTATCTGCCACAACCTGCGGACCTGCCAAGCGTGGGAGCGCAAGGATTACGT